ACCATTTATTTTATTAACTAAATCTAAAATTTCGGTATTATTACTATTTTCAATTTCAATGACAATTGAATCATTATCACTTTCTTCATCTGATTCATAATCTAAACTAATATTATCAGAATTTATTTCACTATCAATATGTTTTATTTCCTCTGTTATATTATCCATATCTATATCTATATCAGATTGTTCAGAATCATCTGAATCTTGTAAATTAATTAATGTATTAATTTTTTTACTTTCAGCTATTATAATATTTGTAACATCGATATCTAAATAATTAGATAATATCTCCTCCCAATTATTACTTATCTCATAAGATTTGTTATTTTTTATATTATATGCAGATATGTAATTACAAAATAATACATTATTTAAAACAGTACTATTATATTTAAAATATCTACCATTATCAAGTTTGTAACTTAATGGATAAAATACATCATTTATTTCATTCAGAAAAATGTTTTTTTTATAAATATTTATTTTATCTTCTTTATAAAATGCTATTACATCTTTAGTTGTATATGAAAAAACAAAGATATTTATATCAAAATAACAAGCTAAAATATATACATCCATTAAATTATTATCCTTACTTGATTTTAAAATTTCAATAATTTTTTTTTTAGTTAAATCTTTAGGTCCTTTTACTAATCTATTTAGAATATCATTTTTAATTTTTTCTTTTAATACTTTAACTAAATAATTTTGTTGATCATTATCAGATAAACAATAATCTTTATGTAATAGATATAATAGTGAAAAATAAGCAGAATTTTTATTACTTGTATGAATACCTATTCTATCAACATGATCAAATAATATTTCACTAAAATGCATAAAATTTTTAGAATTGAAAAATTCTAAATAATTTAAATTTATTTTATCACTAATTTTATAGTTATTAATTTTTTTAGTAGATTTTGCATCTATTAAAAAAGTTAGTATATCATTAATTTTTATCTGATTTTCCATTTAATTAATATAATATTTATTTATTTAAGTAATTAATATTCAATTTTTAACTTCTTTTAGTCATTTCAGCAAATGAAATGCTATTATCATATTTCCTTGTAGATTTTACTACATTTACTTTATTGCTATCTAGAATTGTATCATCTGTTTCAATTGCTTCATCTTTTTGATTTTCATTTTCTTGTTTTGGTTCTGCAAGTTCTGTAAGTTCCAAATTTTTATTAATCATTCTAATATTACCTTCCTCTTCTTTCCATTTTTCATCATTTATAACTTTTGTTAGTTTTCTAATAATATTATTTTTGTCATAATTTGATTCTGCCTTACTATATTCATCATATAAATTAGATATATTTAATTTCGATAACACGGTTGTACCATCTTCATATTCATAATTATTAATTAATATATTATGTTGCCAAGAACTACTGTCATACCAAAGTTTAACTTTCGTTTTATCAAAATCTTTATTAATATTTTTAGTTTTTTTATTAGAATCAAATGTGCTCTTAAATTTTTTTTTAGTTAATTTATTTTTATAAGAAACTTTCGTCCATCCATCTTCATCAGTATTACTTTGCATCATTTTATTTATAATATAAATGTAATAAATCTTTAAATAATTTATAAATTAACTGAATCTCTAACACATTTATTTACAATTTCTTGAAATTGTTTTTCATCTTCTCTCCAAATTTTAGCAGCATCAACATTTGCTGGAGATTCATCATTGGGAGCACTTAACAAAGAAATAATACTTAGAATAATACTACTCGCAGTATGAACAGGTCTCCATCTCATATCAGCAGTTTCTTGTTCATTAAATCTATCTTCACCGGGTGGATGAAGAATAGAAATACATACTTTTCCATCAGTATAAATATTTGGATGAAAAATATTATTTGTAAATTGAAATGTAGGAGGTGATAATGGATAATTTTGAGGAAATATCATAATTGCATTAAATATTCCACCTTCATAAGGAGAATCTTTTGGGCCAAATATAGTTACATTCCATTTAAAAATATTGTCATCATCATAACCAATTGAAACTCCATCGATTGGATCTTTTTCGAAAATTTCTCGATTTTTAAATATAACCTTTGCAGCTTTCATTTTTTTAAAATATTCTAAGGATGTAAATTAATGATAATTCAATTTTTAACAATATATATATATAAGTTAAAAAATTGAAATTATCATTTTAAACCTATATATCCTATTCTAAATACAAATATGACGTCTAGAAAAAGAATTCTTAAAGAAATGCAGGAGTTATCTAACGATGCGAACGCTAATATCTCAGCAGGTCCAGTTGATGATAATAATATTTTTGCATGGTCAGCGACTATGATTGGGCCGAAAGATTCCCCATATGAAGATGGTATTTTTCTTCTAAAAATAAATTTTCCAAGTAATTATCCTTTTAAACCACCACAAATTACATTTGATACAAAAATATTTCATCCGAATATTAGTAGTTCTGGATCAATTTGTCTTGATATTTTACAAAGTAATTGGAGCCCTGCATTAACAATTACCAAAACATTATTATCTATTAGTTCGTTGTTAACAGATCCAAATCCAGATGATCCATTAGATGCAACCGCGGGTAGAATGTATAAAAATAATAGAGAAGAATTTAATAATAAAGCAAAAGAATATACAACACAATATGCATCTTGAATAAATATATAAAATTTAATATATTTCTCTTAAATGTTATTTAAAACATTTAAGTTTAAGTTACTTAAATTAAAATATTATTATAACTAATATGTCAGGATATAACTATAGAGAAAAAATTATTGAAGATAATGTTGGTTCTTATCAAGAAAAATTTTTAGATTATGCTACAAATTGGGAAGATGACGTTGATGCAGAAACAAAAAGAGTAAAAATTATAAATTGTACTAGAGATGACAAAGATGAAAATGTAGATTTTGAAGATAAAATAAATGCTTATATTGAAGAAAATAAAAATAATATAAAAATTTTTGATATAAAATATCAAAAAAATACTATAATGATTATTTATGAAGAAAAGAAAAAAAATTAATATAAAACTATTTTTTCTATTTCAATAATTGCTCCATTTCTAATCATTTCATCTATTATACAATCATTTTTGTAATCATTTAAATATTTTATCTTTTTAATTCCAGATGCTACTATAATTTTAAAACAGTTAATACATGGATAATGAGTAATATATGCAATACTTCCTTCAACTGAAACACCACGATTTGCCGCATCCGATATTGAATTTTGTTCAGCGTGAATTGTTGCTTGTTCATGATTATTTACGATAATAGAATTATGTATAGAATTTGGTAAAAATCCATTATAGCCCATACTTATTACTCTTTTATTTTTTACTAAAACACAACCAACATTTAATCTAGAACATGGGCTTCTAACAGAAGCTAAAATTGCAATAGACATAAAATATTGGTCCCAATTAATTCTTTCTTTATTTTTAATAATATTTTCATTTAGTAAATTTGCTAATGTTTCTGCCATTTAATACAATACAATAAATATAAAAAACTGAAATTATCAATTTTTTATATTTAATTAAGTTATTGTATTTATCAATCTAGTTATGAAAGTTTTTGATTACAAAGAATTATTTAATTCCATTAATTGTTTTATTGGTATTTTATTTTCTAATGAATGACTTCCTTTCCACCAATTATATATTTCATTACTTATTTTATCACGTTCATTTTGATTTTTTTTGATATAATATTCACATCTATCTATAAAATTATCATATTTAGCATATATTATTTTATCAAATGTTTGATCTTTACAATCTTCAGAAGGTTCTTCGTGAATAACAAATACTTTATTTGATAGTAACCATGATAATCTATAAAAATCGATAGCCAAATTTTTATGATAATGATGTATGATTATAATAATTTTACTTTTTTTTATTGTTTGGTATAATTCTTTTACATTTACTGTATTTAGTTTTACAATATTATAACCTTTATCTATTAAAGTATCAATAATTACATCTCGTCTTTTAGTTATAAAACCAAAAAATAAAAAATCAATTTCTTTTTCTTCTTTTATACTATTTGTGTATTTATTATAATGATCTTCTAGATAGGAATGATAGGTAAAAGGTAGAAATGTAATATTTTTACTACTTGATTTTTTTATAATATTTACATTTTTTTTGTTATAATCCCATATTAATTTAACATTATTATTTTCAATCTGATCTTGGATGTGTTTTTGGCACATTAAAGATTCACTATTTATAAATATTACTTTACAATTAATATCAGGTGAATAAAACGGTTGAAATGTAATAATTATATCTGATAATTTAATATTATTATAATTACTTATTATTTTGTTATCAATTTTATTATCAGATAAAATAATAGATATAGAATTTGCAAATAAATAAAATGGTAATGTCCAATCTGATTGTGTTTTAGCAATATAGATATATATCATTATATATACTATAATTAAAATTTATGTATAATGGGTGAGAATTATACATAAATAAAGCATTAATTACTTTAAAAAAAATGAAATTATAATTTTAAATATATAAAAATTATTAATGATATGAAATATGTTGGAAAAATATCTAGTAATTTAGATAAATTAAATTTATTAAATAAAAAATATAATTGGATCCCAAATGCTGATAATGTGCGTCCAAATAATGTTATTCTTGATTGTAAAAATAAATATTTAAAAGAGTTAGAAAATAAATATGGATCTTTAAAAAATGGGATATTTTGTGATATATTTGATATTGATATAAATAATTTGACTTGTAAAAAAAAATTTATAAAAAATAGATTTTGTTATGATATTAATTCGAATCATTATATAATGTGGTATCTTTTATATAATGAAAAAGAATTATCAGATGATATAATAAATATGGATATATATCTTAACTTATATGAATTATTACAAGATTCAAATTTTAATTTTGCATGGTATGTAAATCCAAAAATGTCTATTCCCGATATCTTTCATGTTCAAGTATTTTGGATAAAAAATTGATTTATTTTATATATTTAATTTTTATTATCTTTTACAATAGTACTTTAATATGGAAGTTTATACAGATAACTGGATAAATGTTAAAATTATTAATAACTACCATTCTGATACATTTGAAATCCCAACAGAACTAGAATTAAATAATATTAAAAAGGGATATAGTGTCAAAATTTCTAATGGTTTAGAAAGATTTTGGGTTAGTGTTATTGATATTAAAGAGTTTTATATAATTGGTAAGATTGATAATAAGTTAGTACATAATGATAATTATGACTATGGTAATTTTGTAATGTTTGATCAATCTAATATTTATGATATTCATGATTTAGAATTTAAAAAAATGATGTTAAGATATGCATCAAATAGAAGAAAAGTAATAAATAATAAAAATAAAAAGAATAAAATTAAAAATAATTAATATATATATGTATGAAAAATATATATATATTATACCTTACATTTTTCATTTAATTTATGTATTTTATAATATAAAATTAGCTAAAATTAATAACACTAAAATGAAGAAGCCATTGAAAGATATCATTATGAACAATTCATATGATTTAACTCATATGGAATTTATCATTAATCCATTATTTTTAATTTTTGTATTACCTTATTTAAATTCAAACTATATTTATCTTGTCGATTATATAAAACTATTATCAATAATTGTAGGATTAAGAATTATTACAACAACTGTGACAGAAATTCCAAGTTCCAATGTTCGATGCATAAATAAAGATAATGATATAAATCAATATATATTTGGGCATTGTTTTGATAAAATATTTAGTGGACATACTGCTGCATCATTATTATTAGTTTTAATTGCATTTGATAAAAATTTAATATCAATGAATAAATATATATTTTTACAAATTTTACAAGTTATATATGGTTATTTATTAATTGCAACTCATGGACATTATAGTGTTGATGTAATATTATCCTATGTAATTGTTATTCCAATTTTTTATTTGCTAAAAGATAAATTATATTAAATATATATATATATATGTCAAATAATTGTATATCAAAATGTTATAAAAGTAATGAAAATGGTATAAATCCTATTTCTTTAGAATATAAAAGTCATAAATCAGATTTTTGTTTTGATAATATTTTAGATAAAAATTCAATTAATAAATGTGATATTAATACAAATAATTACAATGAAAAGTTACTATTACCAAAATTAAACTTTAATGAATTAACAGTTCTCAATTTAGTTTATAATATTGATAATTGGACAACATGTTATGACTATTGTAATAAATATAAAAATACAATCTCTGAAAACACATTGAGTAGAATAATTGAATATTCATGGATTAGTTTTTTATCAACATATAAAGTAAATATTGATATAATTGTAGATATATATTATATTTACTTAAAGATTAAAAATAAAAATTTTACAAAAGAAGAAATTGCTAAAAAATTATATAATATTAAAAATTTGGATTCAAAAAATTATTTTGTAACACTTTCTGAAACATTTGAAAAATAATATATATTATTATATATATAAATGACAAACTATATGCCTTTAGTTTATAATCTAGATGACGATCCATATTACTTGCCTAGAACAACAATTAGTCCACTAATGAATCCATATTTTATTAGTTCAAATATTGGTCCTTTCAGAAGTGGAGTATCATCATTAGGAACAGCTGCAGATGATTTAGTATTATCACCAGTTGCTATGCCTCCTATTTCACCAGTTATCCAAATAACAAAAAAAGACCCAAGTAATGGTGAAAATTATACTGTTACAACATCATTAATTTCACCTCCAATTGTTCCAATGAATAGTCAAGTTCAATATTTAAATGTTAATAATGATCCCGATTTAATAAGAAAGGTTACAAAATATTTTTTTGAAAAAACGATGAATGCATGGATGTATTCAGATTTTGAAGATTTATTAAGTTATTTGGTTGTTAAAAATGGTAAAGTATCTGTAGTATCAAATAAGAAAGAGCTAGAAAATAATAAAAAAGATACTGATATGAAATCAATTGAATTAAAAGTTAATTTTATTACAGATCATGTTATGACAAAATATGATATGAAGAGTTTTTTAAAAAAATATTCCTTAAAATCAGGTTTAGATTTATGGAAACTAAAAGAAAATAAATCTTATGTTAAAAAATCTATTTATAAAAAAATTAAAAGTAAATTAGAAAAATTAGCATATCATTAAATTTAAAATTGAAAAATTTAAATATACTTAAATAATTAAATATATTTAAAACTAATAAAAATGGATTTTCATTTTCATAGAGATGATCAAACAAGCGTAATTGATATTACGTCAAAATTTATTAATTTTTATTATACAAATATAAACTCAAAAACAATAACAAATTTATTCCCATATTTGAGACATTTTACTATTTATAGCTCTCAAAAAAGTAGATATCAAAATGAAGGTATTATCGAATATTTTAAAAATTTAGAATTAATGAATGCACAATTTACAGATATTGATTACGATACACTCCATTCTGGAGCAAGAAGAATTAATATCCTTGTAAGTGGTACTATTACATATGACCAAAATGGAACAAGAATTAGTAATAAATTTAGTGAATTTATACATCTTAGTACTAAAAAAGATAAAGATAAAGATATGGAAATTTGGGTTCAGATGTCAATGATGAAAATAATTTGAAAAGTTTATATATTGACATCAATAATTTAATATATAAAAAAATGACATCTACAGTACTTTTATCTGATTGGCCAGAAATTAAGGTGTATAATAATGATTTTACACCTTGTCTTCAGAAAATGTATGAAGCTATAAGTGAATTAGAATTATGGGATAATATTCGAGATAATCCACCTGATAAAAATACAGGTTATATATTTAGTAATGATTCAAATATTAAAAGAATAGGTAATCATGAAAAAGTTTTAGGTTCAGGTCATAGTGGAGCTACTTTTGCTTATTCTATGCGAATTATGCAAACTATTGCAGAAGTAGGATTTATTAAATTTAAAGAAGATTTTAACAATAGTCAATAATTTATATATTTAAAGATTTTTCACTTTTCTATAAATAAACCATGCTCTTTTAGTTGCGTCATCTTGATCAGTAATATTATATAATAAATAATCATAATTTACATATTCAAATCCATATTTATTTAAGATAACACTCCATTCAGTAATGTAATAATAATTATTTACAAATGTTTTATGATAATCATTATTATTACGATAAGCAATTTCATATATTGAATGTTCAATATCTGCTAACATTTTCTCAAGATAATTAACAATCATATGTTCAGTAATAAAAAGGTATCCACCCATTTCCATAATTCTATTCATTTCTTTTAAACAAAAATCTAAATTTTCTACATGATGTAAAACCATCATAGCACTAATAACTGAAAACATATTATCTTTAAATTTAAATTTTTGATTTAATTTTAATTCCACAAAATTAATATCTAATTTTGACCTTTTCTCATTTGAATAATCACCCCAATTTTCAATATCTGCTCCATAAATATTTTCCTTTTTTATATTTAATGCTTCACCTAAATACTTCACTAATTTACAATCACCACAACCAAAATCTAAATATGTTTTTGGTTTAAAATTTACTTCTACAAATTCCCTTTCTAAAACAAATTTCATTTGTTTTACTTTTTTCTCTCTTCCACTTGTTAACAAACCATGAGGTGCATAATTAATCATATGTGGGCCTCCATCATAGATATTATCATTTTTTATAGATTTTAAAAATTTATAAATAGTTGAATCTTTTAGTGGTAAAGATAATAGATTTGTAATTAGAGTAGCAGCATCACTCATTTGAATATGTTTTCCTAATAAAGTAATTAGTTTAAGATAAATATAACTATTTTTATCTTTTGAATGTTTTATAATTGTTTTTATTTGTTTATTAGATTTAACATCAACATATTTATCATTAAATTTTCTATATTCAAAAAATTGATCCATCTTATATGGTGCCATAAATTTAAATTGTTTATTTTTATTATAATAATCACGAATATTACTTTCAGTTAGTAACTCTTTAATATTCATATATACTAATTAAGAAAATAATTAATTTAAATTATTTTTTTACTTAGAATTATGAATACATTGAAGATGTTTTCACAGAAAAGTCAGATTCATTATTTATATCCATACAATTTTTAAATAAATTATAGAAAACATTATATTTTATTTCTTTATTTAAATCATATTCATTTTTAAGTATAGTAAAAATTATATCTAATAAATTACCTATTTCACGACCATTTAATTCATTTCTTGATAATTCATTAATAAGACTACTCTTATTTTCAATCTTATAATCAGATAATGACTTTTTCCAAATTTCTGATCTATCATTATCTTTTAATTTGGAATAAGTTAACATTAAATTAATTCTACTTCTAATTGCCAAATCTAATGTTTCTAATCTATTTGTAGTTAAAAATATTATATTTTTACTATATTCTAAGAATTTTAAAAATATTGCAACAATTGTATTCCTAGAAATATCACAATAATTTCTTGCTTCTAAAAATATATCAGCTTCATCGATTAATAATAATGCATTCCATTGATTACATAATTTATCAATTTCTTTTAAATTAATCTCTAATTTTTGTGGATTTAGATCTAAATCACCAATATTAATGTGATATAATGGTTTTTTTAGTAGTTCCGATGCAGCTTCTGCTGTTAATGTCTTTCCGACACCTGGTGGCCCATGTAATAAGAAAATTACATTTTGACCTTTCCCTTCAATTACATTATTATTAATTTTATAGTCATAATTTTGAACCAATTTTCTAATTATATCTTTTTTTCCTTTATCCATAACAATATCATCAAAGATATTTTCCTTATAGACTATTTCAGTCAAATTATCATAATAAGTCATACCCCATATTTTACCACATCCTAAATTAAATATTGGAATAAATGGATATATTATTGCCTGTTGATAACCTTCATCTTCTATCTTTTCATATGATGAACATGAATCAATAAATTCAGGTATTAGATTTCTTAATACACTGTTAAAATTATCAACTATTACTCTTTCATTTCTTTCAATTTCTACTGTTGACCTATCAATATTAATTAATTGTTTACCTTTCAAATTCATTTGTTGAACTTTTGTCATATAACTTTTTATTATTTCACTTCTTTCAATAAATTCATTCTTTTTCTCTTTAGTTAATAACTGTATATCAAAACTATCTAATGATTTTTTGTTATTAAAATAAGAGATATAATAGTCAAAATCTCTACTATATAATGTGCCTTCTTTGTTATAAAACATAATAGTTCCATTTAATAACAATTTATCTCCTGATTCATCATTAGAACTTTTATAACTAAATGAATCATACTTAAATGCAATATATTGATTAAAATTTTTAACTACATAATAAGCATTTAATTTATCAAAATAAAACCATAAAGAATAAAAATCAATCATTTTATCTTGAATCATTTTATTTATTTTATTATAATCTTTTGAAAATACTTTATCTAAATATGCTACAAATAATTTACATAGTGGATTATCAAAAGACCCATTTTCTATTTTACATTTAAAATCATTTGTATAAGTAAATAAAGAATCTAATTCGATACAATCTAAATTATTTACTTTTTCTATTTCTAAACCTTCATTTTCTAGCCATAGTTTTAACTCATTATCAATTAATACTATATTTAAATCATATTTCTTTTTAGTATCATCCATCCTCTTCACAATTTGATAATAAAAAATATATTGTTCCTTAACTAACTTTAAATTATTCTTTTTAATTTTTTTATTAGAATCATTGAGATTATCAAAATTATCATCTGACTCAGTATCTGAATCATTTTCGGAATCTTCATTATCAGAATCTTCATTATCAGAATTAATGATATCGTCTTTTTTAAATTGTTTTATTTCTTTTTCATATGTACTTGCAAAATAAGTTTTTCTCCCATATTTTTTAGTAATTTTTTTGAAATCATGCTCAAAACCTGCATAATATGTATAACTTGGATATTCTCTCATATTTACTGTTTTAATAACACCTGATCTTTAAGTATTAAAATTAACTTTACGGATTATTAATTATTATTAAATAGTTTTTAATTTTATAAATAGAAATATTACTAAATTTCTCCATTAATTCCGAAATATCGAAATTCATTGGAGCTTTAAGACAAAAATTTGGCTCTAATATATCTACAATATTTTTATTACCTAAAAATAAACTCATACGTATATTCATTTTATAAAAAATTCCTGTCCATGGAGGATCATAAAAATAAAAATCTGCTTTTTTATTAAAATTATTTGCATCCATATTTAGAACTTCAAAATTTTTGAAGCCATACAAATTTAAATTATTTTTAAGATATATGCTTGTTTCTTTGTCATATTCAATACTATAAACATAATCAAAATATTTACAAAAACTTAATGTATTCCCTCCTACATTTGATGTCATATCTGCAATAGTTTTAACATTTGGATATTTTTTTTTAATTATTTTAGATATTTTATCTGCATCCTCTGCAAATGTAACACTATATGTACTTTCATATGTCATTTTTAATCTATTATAATCTATATTTCCTTTTGGGAATATTATTTTTTTATATTCTGTTGAGGTTAATTTATAAAAATAATTCTTATAATATTGATTTAATTTTAAATTATACTTCTTTGCGAAATTTATTGCAAGTTCAATATTTGACGCAAAAACTTTAAATATAAATCTTTTATTTCTTTGAATTTCTTTTTTTATATATTCACACTTTTCTATTCTTTTTTTAAAACGATTTAATTCATTATTATTTATATTTTTAATAAATTCAAAAAATTTATCACTTATTTTTATATCAAAATCATAAATTAAATTATTATTAATATCACGATCTAAAATTGTCTTCTCTCCTAATGTTTTATCTAATTTATAATAATCCATTAAAATATTTTCTAGTACATTATCATTTCCTTTATAATTTTTAAATAAATAATATCCTCTATTAGATATAAAAGCAGTTTCTATATATTCATAACTTTCAAATAATGTACTAAGTTTATATAATATTTGTATTGATATTGTGTAACGAGAGTGAAAATATGATAAATATAAATCACCACCTTTTTTTAAAATTTTTAATCCCATTACCATTAAAAATAATCTACCCGGTAATGAATAATACTCATTATATTTGAATGATGGTTTAAAATAATTAATAAAACTAACATAAGCAACATCTTTTAAATCATCTGTTAACTTTTTCCCTATTAATTTTTTATCTATTAATTCAAAAGGATACTTACTAATTAATTTTTCATAATTACTATTTGACATCCAGTCTACATAATGCCAATATGTTAAAGTCTTACAATTACAATAATTATTTAAAATATATTCAAAAAATTCATAAGCTATTAAGTTTTTATTCTTATCTATTTCACCAGGCCCTATATGTTTAACTAATCCTACAGTTTTATTTTTTGGCAATTTACTTAATATTGATATTATACCAATAGATCTATTACCAATATAATTTAAATTAAATCCACTAACAACAGGTATTACTTTATTTTTTACTAAATTTTTATCTTCATATGATATCTTCGGATCTATATCAAATGTTTTAACTGGAGTTCTATAAAAAAACATTTGAGTATTCCATAAATCTAAAAATTCATATTTATTTTCTAGTACTAATATTAATTTACGACTATCATCTAAATATTTATGATACTTATAATCTGAATCTAGTAATTTTCCTTTTGTTTTTACAATTTTAAGTTTCATATACTATATTTATATTATTATTATATAAAAAATCAAATATTTTATTTGTCAGAATAATATTATTCTTACAAATGTCATTTATCACACATATATTTCATGGAATCATGTCTTCTGGTCGAAGGTTCCAATATGGAATAATCTCATCTTGTCCATCCTGTGTGAGGCAAACAACATAATGGCCATCATTCCCATGTTCTGGACGTATCACTCTCAATCTAAATGGTGAAAATATCGGAAATAAATCTCGGCGAGGACCTCTATTACAATCACGGACCTGGATCCTATTAAATGTAAATGGCTCCAGGTCTACATCTCTAACCATATCATTCTCCCACAAAGATAGAGTTTGTTTTTGGCCATTTATTAACTGTAAATGAAAGACATAATAGTATTTAGAACGATGGCCTTGGCTGGACTTTTTATAGGACCAACCTATAAATCGGTCGATATCAACTAAACTCATTGCTGCTGATTGGTGGTT